ATTTCTGATGCTGAATCAATGATGTCTGCCATCTTCCATTAATCCCTGAATTGTTGGTTAATACGCTTGGGGGTAAATGCGAGCAATAAAAAAGGAGCCTGTAGCTCCCTGATAATTTTGCTTTTCATGTTCATCGTTCCTTAAAGACGCCGTTTAACATGCCGATTGCCAGGCTTAAATGAGTCGGTGTGAATCCCATCAGCGTTACCGTTTCGCGGTGCTTCTTCAGTACGCTACGGCAAATGTCATCGACGTTTTTATCCGGAAACTGCTGTCTGGCTTTTTTGATTTCAGAATTAGCCTGACGGGCAATGCTGCGAAGGGCGTTTTCTTGCTGAGGTGTCATTGAACAAGCCCCATGTCGGCAAGCATAAGCACACAGAATATGAAGCCCGCTGCCAGAAAAATGCATTCAGTGGTTGTCATACCTGGTCTCTCTCATCTGCTTCTGCTTTCGCCACCATCATTTCCAGCTTTTGTGAAAGGGATGCGGCTAACGTATGAAATTCTTCGTCTGTTTCTACTGGTATTGGCACAAACCTGACTCCAATTTGAGCGAGGCTATGTGCCATCTCGATACACGTTCTTAACTCAACAGGAGATGCTTTGTGCATACAGCCCCCCGTTTATTATTTATCTCCTCAGCCAGCCGCTGTGCTTTCAGGGGATTTCGGATAACAGAAAGGCCGGTAAATACCCAGCCTCGCTTTGTAACGGAGTAGACGAAAGTGATCGCGCCTACCCGGATATTATCGTGAGGATGCGTCATCGCCATTGCTCCCCAAATACAAAACCAATTTCAGCCAGTGCCTCGTCCATTTTTTCGATGAACTCCGGCACCATCTCGTCAAAACTCGCCATGTACTTTTCATCCCGCTCAACCACGACATAATGCAGTCCTTCACGCTTCATACGCGGGTCATAGTTGGCAAAGTACCAGGCATCTTTTCGTGTCACCCACATGCTGTACTGCACCTGGGCCATGTAAGCCGACTTTATGGCCTCGAAACCACCGAGCCGGAACTTCATGAAATCCCGGGAGGTAAACGGGCATTTCAGCTCAAGGCCGTTGCCGTCACTGCATAAACCATCGGGAGAGCAGGCGGTGCGCATACTTTCGTCGCGATAGATGATCGGGGATTCAGTAACATTCACGCCGGAAGTGAATTCAAACAGGGTTCTGGCGTCGTTCTCGTACTGTTTTCCCCACGCCAGTGCCTTAGCATTAACTTCCGGAGCCACACCGGTGCAAACCTCAGCCAGCAGGGTGTGGAAGTAGGACATTTTCATGTCAGGCCACTTCTTTCCTGAGCGGGGCTTTGCTATCACGTTGTGAACTTCTGAAGCGGTGATGACGCCGAGCCGTAATTTGTGCCATGCATCATCCCCCTGTTCGACAGCTCTCACGTCGATCCCGGTACGCTGCAGGATAATGTCCGGTGTCATGCTGCCACCTTCTGCTCAGTGGCTTTCTGTTTCAGGAATCCAAGAGCTTTCACTGCTTCGGCCTGTGTCAGTTCTGACGATGCGCGAATGTCGCGGCGAAATATCTGGGAACAGAGCGGTAATAAGTCGTCATCCCATGTTTTATCCAGGGCGATCAGCAGAGTGTTAATCTCCTGCATGGTTTCATCGTTAACCGGAGTGATGTCGCGTTCCGGCTGACGTTCTGCAGTGTATGCGGTATTTTCGACAATGCGCTCGGCTTCATCCTTGTCATAGATACCAGCAAATCCGAAGGCCAGACGGGCACACTGAATCATGGCTTTATGCCGCAACATTCGTTTGGGATGCGACTGCCACGGTCCGGTGATTTCTCTGCCCTCGCGGATTTTGAATGGTTCGCGGCGGCATTCATCCATCCATTCGGTAACGCAGATCGGATGATTACGGTCCTTGCGGTAAATCCGGCATGTACAGGATTCATTGTCCTGCTCAAAGTCCATGCCATCAAACTGCTGGTTTTCATTGATGATGCGGGACCAGCCATCAACGCCCACCACCGGAACGATGCCGTTCTGCTTATCAGGGAAGGCGTAAATTTCTTTCGTCCACGGATTAAGGCCGTATTGGTTGGCGACGATCAGCAATGCGATGAACTGCGCATCGCTGGCATCGCCTTTAAATGCTGTCTGGCGAAGAGTGGTGATCAGTTCCTGTGGGTCGACAGAATCCATGCCGACACGTTCAGCCAGCTTCCCTGCCAGCGTTGCGAGTGCTGTACTCATCCGTTTTATACCTCTGAATCAATATCAACCTGGTGGTGAGCAATGGTTTCAACCATGTACCGGATGTGTTCTGCCATGCGCTCCTGAAACTCAACATCGTCATCAAACGCACGGGTAATGGCTTTTTTGCTGGCCCCGTGGCGTTGCAAATGATCGAAGCATAGCGATTCAAACAGGTGCTGGGGCAGGCCTTTTTCCATGTCGTCTGCCAGTTCTGCCTCTTTCTCTTCACGGGCGATCTGCTGGTAGTGACGCGCCCAGCTCTGAGCCTCAAGACGATCCTGAATGTAATAAGCGTTCATGGCTGAACTCCTGAAAATGGCTGTGAAAATATCGCCCGCGAAATGCCAGGCTGATTAGTAAAACAGGAAAGGGGGGTTAGTGATTCAGGCCGTTACCGCGTCCGTCGAGAAAAACTTCTACGAGCAAATCACGGGTATAAGTGCGCTCGATGCCGCGATGCAGATAAAGCCGTCCGCGTAAATTAGCTGATGCAGTCCAGGTACCATCTTTGTGTTTGACCAGCATTCCTGGCATGACCGCGCCGCGATTAACGGTCTGCGTTCCGTAATGTTGATGAACCATAAAAACTCCTGCCCGTAAGCTGGGCTGCTGAACATATAGAGACTTCTGCGCGTATTCAGGCGGTGGATGGCCGCCGGTTGTCATAACTAAGCCGCCTCGTTGAAGCGACTAAGGTATGAAATGTTGAGTTAATTTCAGCTGGTCACACCGACGTTCACGCGTCCGTTTCACCCCTCGCACTCCCCGAAGCCTGCTGAAATTCAAACTGCGGATCTAAGCGGTCATCGCAACGGTGAATCAGGTAGTTGCCGTATCGTTGTGTTGTTGCGATGAACTTATTTAAAACTATAGTTGTTTTATCGTCAACAACAAAAGTTGTTTTATTGGTTGTTTTAGATATAGCTGGTTGTATTTAGGATGGATTTATTTTGTGACTTGAATCGCATAGCGATAACTGAAGCGAGGTTATGGTGGTTTTTTTAACGGTGTGTGTGATGAGGGGAGGGCAAAAGAAAACCCGGCACGGTGACCGGGATTCTTACGCCGTTAGGTAAAGATATTATTGCGGTGGCTTAATATTACTACCTAGAGCAAAGATAGGAATTAGTTCTTTACTGAATGAGCACAATGCCCAGTTGATAATTTTTAATTGGTACTACCCATGCTTCCTATATGTCTGCGGCATGCTCCCAATAACCTTACCGAAGATGAACACCCGGTTCATCTCGTCTTTCTCGATCGGGTCCCACGGTGAGTAGCTTTTGTTATCAGAGATGACCAGCAGCTTATCCTTCATCATTTGCAGGCGCTTTACATGGGCTGTGTCGTCGTACAGAAACGCATAGATACCATCACCGTCGAAAGATTTAACTGTGATATCAACGAACAGCAGATCACCTGGTTCGATCGTTCCTGACATGCTGTCACCACGCACGTTAATGATGCGGATATTTTCCGCCTTCCTACCATCGAACATGTGACGAGCATCGTCAAACGAGTACTCAACCGAGCGTAGAACTTCTACAAACTCACGGTTGATGACTCCCGGCCCAGCACTGACTTCTATATCAAGAACGTCAATCTTGAAGTATTTGGAATGGCTGACAGTTGATTGTATTGGTTGCACTGTACTGTCTGACATATTTCCAACGCCAGAAGATAACCATTCTGCGCGCACACCCAAAGCGTTCGCGATCTCCACGATTTTAGTTGTTTGATTAGCTTTCCCTGTTTCGATTTTCTGAATAGCAGCCTGGCTAACCCCGACCAAATCCCCAAGCGCCTTTTGTGTAAGGCCTCGCGCTAATCTGGCTTCTTTAAGTCTTTCTGAGAGTGTTGTTTTCATAGTCCAAATGTACAACCAAGGTTTTATTCCATCAAACGAAAATGGTTGTTGACTAAAAACAACCATAGTTTTAATCTTGATTCAAATTAACCACGGAGGTTGTTATGAACCCAGCTATCAAAACAGCGATCAATATCGTTGGTTCACAAAAGAAACTGGGCGCTGCTTGCGAAGTTTCACAGCAGGCCGTCTATAAGTGGCTTCACAACAAAGCAAAGGTATCCCCTGAACATGTCGGCAGCATTGTTACGGCTACTGGTGGAGTAGTGAAGGCATACCAGATTCGCCCGGATCTTCCGAAGTTGTTTCCACACACCGAAAAGAACGCAGCTTAAATTTCCATTTCACGCTCTTTAACAATAAGCAATCAACTTAACAGTCAATTCAAACTAAAGGAGTCAATTATGCAACCACTTACATACCAACAGACTAGCGGATTTAGCCCGACTGCGGTGATAAATCGTTCTCAAACAAAACAGGTGCCAGGCCACGAAAAAATCCGTGATGCTGTCCGCGCCTGGTCGGCTGTAGATAATCAGGATGTCGTTGCCACACTCATTGTGAATGAGTATCGGGAGCAGGGCGGCGGCACCATCGATTTCCCTGATGATGTCAGCCGTGCACGCCAGAAGCTGTTCCGCTTCCTCGATAACAAATTCGATTCTGAAAAATACCGAAATAACGTGCGTGAACTGACCCCGGCAATTCTGGCGGTACTACCGCTGGAATATCGCGGTTACCTGGTTGAGCAGGATAGCTTTATGGCTAGGTTGGCTGAAATGGAAAAGGAACTCAGTGAGGCAAAACAGGCTGTCATTCTCAACGCACCACGCCACCAGAAACTGAAGGAAATTAGTGAAGGTATTGTGTCGATGTTTCGTGTGGACCCAGATCTGGCTGGTCCACTGATGGCGATGGTCACCACCATGCTGGGGGCAATATGACAGGTTCAGAAATGGCGAAAGCCGGTCTGCTGGAACAGAACCGACTTTCAGGTGCAAATCGTAACACACTCATTGCGGGAGGAATTATGGCAAACACTGCTGAGATATTCAATTTTCCAGTGCCGGATGCGGCACAAAAGGAGCCGCGCGTGGCAGATCTCGATGATGGTTATACGCGCATTGCAAATGAGTTGCTGGAAGCTGTGATGCTGGCCGGATTAACACAGCACCAGCTTCTGGTCTTCCTGGGTGTCATGCGCAAAACATATGGCTTTAATAAAAAACTGGATTGGGTGAGCAACGAGCAACTTTCCGAGTTGACCGGGATATTGCCGCACAAGTGTTCTGCTGCAAAAAGTGTTCTGGTAAAGCGTGGGATTTTTATTCAGAGCGGGCGGAATATCGGCATTAATAATGTGATCAGTGAATGGTCAACATTACCCGAATCAGGTAAGAAAAATAAAGTTTACCTGAAAGAGGTAAATTTACCTGAATCAGGTAAGAAAAGTTTACCCAAATCAGGTAAAGGCGTTTACCCGAATCAGGTAAACACAAAAGACAAACTAACAAAAGACAATATAAAACCTTTTTCGTCCGAGAATTCTGGCGAATCCTCTGACCAACCAGAAAACGATCTTCCTGTGGAGAAACCAGATGCTGCAATTCAGAGCGGCAGCAGGTGGGGGACAGCAGAAGACCTGACCGCCGCAGAGTGGATGTTTGACATGGTGAAGACCATCGCGCCATCAGCCAGAAAACCGAATTTTGCAGGGTGGGCTAACGATATCCGCCTGATGCGTGAACGTGACGGACGTAACCACCGCGACATGTGTGTACTGTTCCGCTGGGCATGCCAGGACAACTTCTGGTCCGGTAACGTGCTGAGTCCGGCCAAACTCCGCGACAAGTGGACCCAGCTCGAAATCAACCGAAACAAGCAACAGGCTGGCGTGACAGCCGGCAAACCAAAACTCGACCTGACGAACACTGACTGGATTTACGGGGTGGAGCTATGAAAAACATCGCCGCACAGATGGTTAACTTTGACCGTGAGCAGATGCGTCGGATCGCCAACAACATGCCGGAACAGTACGACGAAAAGCCGCAGGTACAACAGGTAGCGCAGATCATCAACGGTGTGTTCAGCCAGTTACTAGCAACTTTCCCGGCGAGCCTGGCTAACCGGGACCAGAACGAACTGAACGAAATCCGCCGCCAGTGGGTTCTGGCTTTCCGGGAAAACGGGATCACCACAATGGAACAGGTTAACGCAGGAATGCGCGTAGCCCGTCGGCAGAATCGACCATTCCTGCCATCACCCGGGCAGTTTGTCGCCTGGTGCCGGGAAGAAGCATCCGTTACCGCCGGGCTGCCAAACGCCAGCGAGCTGGTTGATATGGTTTACGAGTATTGCCGGAAGCGTGGCCTGTATCCGGATGCAGAGTCTTATCCGTGGAAATCAAACGCGCACTACTGGCTGGTTACCAACCTGTATCAGAACATGCGGGCCAATGCGTTGACTGACGCGGAATTACGGCGCAAGGCTGCCGATGAACTGTCCTGTATGACCGCACGAATTAACCGTGGTGAGGCTATACCTGAACCAGTAAAACAACTTCCTGTCATGGGCGGTAAACCTCTAAATCGTGCACAGGCTCTGGCGAAGATCGCAGAAATTAAAGCTAAGTTCGGACTGAAAGGAGCAAGTGTATGACGGGCAAAGAGGCAATTATTCATTACCTGGGGACGCATAAGAGCTTCTGTGCACAGGACGTTGCCGCGGTAACAGGCGCAACCGTAACCAGCATAAATCAGGCTGCGGCTAAAATGGCGCGGGCAGGAATCCTGGTCGTTGATGGTAAGGTCTGGCGAACGGTGTATTACCGGTTCGCTACCAGAGAAGAACGGGAAGGAAAGGTGAGCACGAATCTGATTTTTAAGGAGTGTCGCCAGAGTGCCGCGATGAAACGGGTATTGAGGGTATATAAAAGAACATCAATGGGTACACAATGATGAAACAGGTGAGTTGAGTTCAAACTGTAGTACAATTCTCTCCAGTTTGAACAGGAAAGAATATGCTATGAACCCTTATATTTATCTTGGTGGTGCAATACTTGCAGAGGTCATTGGTACAACCTTAATGAAGTTTTCAGAAGGTTTTACACGGTTATGGCCATCTGTTGGTACAATTATTTGTTATTGTGCATCATTCTGGTTATTAGCGCAGACGCTGGCTTATATTCCTACAGGGATTGCTTATGCTATCTGGTCAGGAGTCGGTATTGTCCTGATTAGCTTACTGTCATGGGGATTTTTCGGCCAACGGCTGGACATGCCAGCCATTATAGGCATGATGTTGATTTGTGCCGGAGTGTTGGTTATTAATTTATTGTCACGAAGCACACCACATTAAAAATAATTTGTTTCTAAACGACTAAAATATGGAGGCTCTTATATTTATATGAGCCTCGTTTTATGCTTTTTGTTAATGTCTTTATTTTTTTATGTATTCTTTTGTGCTTTCAAGATTATGGCGTAAGAAAATTGCAATACGATTATTGTTGTATATTCAAGATAATGTGACCTTAATTGTCTTTTTAAATAAAAATTAAACAAAAATTATATCTCACCACTAAGGTTTATAAAAACATACGTTAGCAGGTGTCACCATGAAAAAAGCCATAGCATATATGCGATTTTCATCACCAGGTCAGATGTCTGGCGACTCATTAAACCGACAGAGAAGACTTATTGCTGAATGGTTAAAGGTAAATAGTGATTATTATCTTGATACCATAACATATGAAGATTTAGGATTAAGTGCATTCAAAGGAAAGCATGCACAATCAGGAGCTTTTTCGGAATTTTTAGATGCTATAGAGCATGGTTATATATTGCCTGGAACTACATTGTTAGTTGAAAGTCTGGACAGGCTTTCAAGAGAAAAAGTCGGTGAAGCGATTGAACGTCTGAAATTGATTTTGAATCACGGTATTGATGTTATAACTCTTTGCGACAATACAGTCTATAATATTGACTCTTTGAATGAGCCATATTCATTAATAAAAGCCATACTTATAGCACAAAGGGCAAATGAAGAAAGCGAGATAAAGTCAAGTCGGGTTAAATTATCATGGAAGAAAAAACGGCAGGATGCACTGGAATCAGGTACGATTATGACGGCGTCTTGTCCGAGATGGCTATCCTTAGATGACAAAAGAACGGCTTTTGTTCCAGACCCCGACAGGGTGAAAACTATTGAGCTAATTTTTAAACTCAGGATGGAAAGGCGCTCATTGAATGCAATAGCCAAGTATTTAAATGATCATGCTGTAAAAAATTTCTCAGGAAAAGAAAGTGCATGGGGGCCTTCTGTAATTGAAAAATTATTAGCGAATAAAGCTCTGATAGGTATATGCGTACCTTCATATCGTGCAAGAGGTAAAGGAATAAGTGAAATCGCTGGCTATTATCCCAGAGTCATATCAGATGATTTGTTTTACGCTGTGCAGGAAATTCGGTTGGCACCTTTTGGTATTAGCAATAGTAGCAAAAATCCTATGTTGATAAATCTACTTCGAACAGTTATGAAGTGCGAGGCTTGTGGTAATACCATGATTATTCATGCGGTATCTGGAAGTTTGCATGGCTATTATGTTTGTCCGATGAGAAGACTGCATCGATGTGACAGGCCATCAATAAAGAGAGATTTGGTTGATTATAATATCATTAATGAGTTGCTTTTTAATTGTAGCAAAATCCAACCAGTTGAAAACAAGAAAGATGCTAATGAAACTTTAGAGTTGAAAATTATTGAGCTCCAGATGAAAATTAATAATTTAATTGCTGCATTATCTGTTGCGCCTGAAGTTACCGCTATAGCAGAAAAAATCAGAGTATTAGATAAGGAATTACGAAGGGCTTCGGTATCATTAAAAACTTTGAAGAGTAAAGCGGTGAGTTCACTTGGTGATTTTCATGCTATTGACTTAACCAGTAAAAATGGGCGAGAGCTATGTCGTACACTTGCCTATAAAACATTCGAAAAAATCATAATCAATACAGATAATAAAACCTGTGATATCTATTTTATGAATGGCATTGTTTTTAAACACTATCCTTTAATGAAAACAATATCCGCCCAGCAGGCGATAAGTACTCTCAAATATATGGTTGATGGTGAGGTTTATTTTTGAGTAATAATCACTTTTTCAACCGTGCTATAGTAAGAAAGTTAGGTAAGTACAATAAAATTATCTATCCTGAACGAAGCGTCCTGAGCTATGGTTTTACTATAGGGACTGCCAATGGATGCTGGCGTTCTCGTTCTAGCAGTTCAACAATTCCCAATCACAAAACAATTCACTGATAACGAACTTTGCACACTCGCCTGGTTATGGCGAGCAGGGGATGCGATGTTAACCGCCTGCCAGAACGTTACTCCCCTTCTTCAGGTTGCGGAGCATCGTGAAGCTGGTCGCTTCACTTCCATCGAGCAAGAATATCCCCAGATACTCACCAGAGCGCGAGCAATCCTCGCCAGAGAAACGGCACATGTAAAATTCCAGCCGTGGCTGGATGATAAGTGGAGTCGAGTGTTACCATATTTCCGTCAGAATCTGTTGCAATAAAGTCACTAGTTAGAAATACTGCCAGCATTCTACGATGACGGAAGTGCTGGCATTTTTTGGGGTAATGTGCGAGTCCATTTCATAAAATACGGGGGCTGTAAACTGGACGAAATAATCTAAAAGACACCATTACCAGTAGCATTCAAATCGCTATGTGCCGATACGGATAAAATTATATTGATTGTTCACATACCTTATTGGATATTACTGAGGGGTATTTATATAAGGTGTAACGATAATGTGGAACTTTGACAGTGCCGACTTAAGTGCAATAGCAGCAGGCATTTCTGCGTTTGGCACATTAGCCGCAGCGGGGTCGGCGCTTGCAAGTTGGTACACGTCAAAAAAAGCGCTGCAGCTACAAAATAGAGTTTACCTTTATGAGTCTTTAAAGGCTTGCGCTGAGAGAGCCAATACATCAGCTACAGATAAGCGCGGATCTGAATGGAGCGTTAATGATGCAGCGGATATCATCAGGTGCCTGGTACGGGCGATGGAGATCATCAAGCAGGATAGCCAGCAGAAAGAAGGTAATCAGGCATTAATGTTGAAACAGTACTTTGTTAATCTGCTAATAATGGAACTGTACGAGGAAGTTCATAACGGTGATGCGGCTGATTCTGTTTTTAAAAGTACGGAACCTACACAAGTACTTGATAATTTATGGAACAAATGGCAGGAGGCTATAGCTTTTTTTGATATTTGGAATTACCCAGTTGTGACTGAGGAAGACTTGGCAGACTAATTTTCAGCACATTTGATTTCCCATAATCAACCAGCCATAATCATGCCATTGGAGCTTGAACAACTCCGGTGACTTCTGCGCTAAACGGGGACGTTTATGCGCACATACAATCCAAACTATCTTCTCCCTTCACAGATGCAGAAATGCACCTGCGATATCTTGCATCCAGCGTTTGATCTCTGCGGAGGTGAAGCGTGAACTTCCCACAAGATGGCATCAAACTGCATCGCGGTAACTTCACCTCTATCGGTCGGCAGATCCAGCCTTATCTGGAGGACGGCAAATGCTTTCGCATGGTGCTTAAACCATGGCGCGAGAGACGCAGTCTTTCCCAGAATGCACTCAGCCACATGTGGTACAGCGAAATCAGTGAATACCTCATCAGCAGGGGTAAAACGTTCGCCACTCCAGCTTGGGTAAAAGATGCTCTCAAACACACTTATCTCGGTTATGAAACCAAAGAACTGGTTGATGTCGTAACCGGTGAAATCACCACCATTCAGTCATTACGTCATACCTCCGATCTCGATACCGGAGAGATGTATGTCTTCCTGTGTAAGGTTGAAGCCTGGGCGATGAATATTGGCTGCCACCTGACTATTCCGCAGAGCTGCGAGTTCCAGCTGCTGCGCGACAAGCAGGAGGCGTAATGGCTACACCGCTTATTCGTGTCATGAACGGACACATCTACAAAGTACCAAATCGTCGTAAGCGTAAACCTGAGCTGAAGCCATCCGAAATACCAACTCTGCTCGGATATACCGCCAGCCTGGTTGATAAAAAATGGTTGCGACTGGCAGCAAGGAGGAATCATGGCTGATTTGAGAAAAGCAGCGCGTGGTCGGGAATGCCAGGTAAGAATCCCTGGCGTATGTAATGGCAATTCTGAAACGTCTGTACTGGCACATATCCGGCTGGCTGGATTGTGCGGTACCGGTATCAAACCGCCAGACCTGATTGCCACCATCGCATGTTCTGCCTGTCACGACGAAATCGACCGCCGCACACATTTTGTCGATGCTGAGTATGCAAAAGAATGCGCGCTGGAAGGTATGGCGAGAACACAGGTTATCTGGCTGAAAGAGGGGGTTATTAAGGCGTGAATACTTACAGCATCACATTACCCTGGCCTCCGAGCAATAATCGCTATTACCGCCATAATCGCGGGCGCACGCACATCAGCGCAGAGGGGCAGGCATACCGCGATAACGTCGCCCGAATCATTAAAAACGCAATGCTGGATATCGGCTTGGCTATGCCTGTGAAAATCCGTATTGAGTGCCACATGCCGGATCGCCGTCGCCGTGACCTGGATAATCTGCAAAAAGCCGCTTTTGACGCACTCACCAAAGCAGGTTTCTGGCTGGATGATGTTCAGGTCGTTGATTACCGTGTTGTGAAGATGCCCGTTACCAAAGGTGGGAAGCTGGAGCTGACCATCACCGAACTGGGGAATGAATGATGTTTGAGTCTTATATGGCAGAACGTATTCGCCACCGCTGGATACGCCTGCGCTTATATCGTTTCCCCGGTTCTGTTTTGACCGATTACCGGATACTGAAGAATTACGCCAAAACACTGAAAGGAGCTGCCGCATGAATACCCAATATTTACAGTATGTCCGCGAGCAACTCATTGTGGCTACTGCTGATTTGAGCGGAGCAACGAAAGGCCAGCTTGAAGCCTGGCTGGAGCATGCACAATTTGATACTGGTACATATAAACGAAAGAAGCTGCGCATTCTGGATGAGGTAACGGGCAAGATGATTACGCTGGATAATCCGCCGATTTCCGGTAAGCAGTCGTACGCAAAAGGTTCATCCATTGCACTGGTCAGCCAGGTTGAGTTCTCAACATCTTCATGGCGCCGCGCGGTTCTGTCTCTCGAAGAACATCAGAAAGCGTGGTTGCTGTGGAGTTACAGTGAAAACATCAGCTTTGAATACCAGGTGGCGATCACCCAGTGGGCGTGGTCTGAATTCAGGGGGTATCTCGGCGCGAAGAGGGTGGCAGGCAAGACCATGGAGCGCCTGAAGAAGCTGATATGGTTGGCAGCGCAGGATGTGAAGAGCGAGCTGGCTGGGCGTGAGACTTATGAATACCGGGAACTGGCATCACTGGTGGGAGTGACATCAAAAAACTGGTCTGAGACATTCACTGAACGCTGGGTTGCAATGAAGCACATTTTTCTACAGCTTGATAGCGAAGCTTTATTGCTTGTAACGAGAACACGTTCAAAACAAAAGACCACATTTTCACAGCAAAGTATTGCAAAACTGGATTAAAAAGCATATATTTCATGTAAATCTGATATTCTGCCAATGTTGTATGTGCAACTGTTCGTAGATGTAGTAAGGGTTGACTATCCAATTTCTAGGATATAGATTTTTCTGCAATAAAGGTTTTGGGAATGAAGGGGCGGCTCCCAAAAGATAACCGCCAAGTTGGTAACTTCGACTCGATAATTGGTCTGGGACTCCAACCGTGTCGGCTGAGAGGTCGACGTCTATTTCTTTTTGGGAAGTGGATACTTTAAGCTAACATTTTGAGTTTCTATATCTCGTGACCCTCGAGTTTTATCATAAAAATACCAGATATTAAATTTTCTCTCAGTGTGCCATGTATCATATTGCAAGTGATCCCAGCCTAAATATGAAGCAACATAGTTTGATACTCTTATTTTGGCTTCAGATGAAGCTTTTCCTTGATATGCGCACATAACCGCACCTAAGAAAAAATCGGCTAGCTGAATGTTTTCAGATGCTTTAGAGTCTTTTGTCACTACACTGCTGATTATCCCTTTACGACCAAATTTTCTATTCAATATGTTATTGGCAATAACATTTAGTTCTTCATCAGCCTTTTTATAACGAGATGCGATAGGATCAACTTCAATCCTGAAGTAACTGTCTCTTTCAGGGTGTGCAGAAATTACAGAGCTAATTTTTGTGGTAATGAGATTTGTGAAGTGCTTTCTCCTTGCCAGGTCATAATCTCCATTATGAAATGCCTTATTTACTATTGATTTTTCAACCACGATACAATGAAAAGCTAGCCAAGGAACTCTAAAGAATAAGTCGATCAGCTCAAGATAAAATTCAGAGTATCTTTTTGAATGGGCTTTTTGCCATTTTATTTCTTCAAAAAAAACATGTTTTCTGCGTAGTTCTCTGATTAGTTGACAGAAATCCCCACGGCGTTGGTACTTCATCCACAGACTGCCAAAACCGTAGAAACGTTGTCCATCAATGCCAGATTCATCGCAAGCAATATGCCAAATTAACTTACCAATGTTATCTTTTTCTGTCATCTGCTGGTAATACTCTTAGTCCTTAAAGCATAGTATTTAACCATACATGTAACTCATTGATAAAGATCGTTTTATGCAAGTTGCATATATTGGTTTTTGAAGGCCATTCGCTTGGTTATAAGATTTTTTAGTTATTTTGAATTGACTGTTTATAACAATATTTCCCATGTAAGTTTTTAATCATTAGCGTCCCGGCCTTTCGTCGGCGGCGAAACATTGGCTATTCATATGCACGAAAAAGAGAGCCTTGCCGGAGCGTTCTGGCTCGTTTTGCTGATCATCGCAGGTTGGGGCGGTCTGGTCCGCTACCTGATAGATGTGAAGCAGAGTAAAGCAACGTGGAGTTGGATAAATGCTCTGGCTCAGATAGTGGTATCGGGATTCACCGGTGTTATTGGTGGCCTGATCAGTATCGAAAGTGGATTCAGTATTTACATGATTCTCGCGACAGCGGGGATTAGTGGTGCGATGGGTTCGGTTGCACTGACGTACTTCTGGGAACGACTGACAGGGGTGAAAAATGCAAAATCTTAATCCTCAGCGTAAAGCTTTCCTCGATATGTTGGCGTGGTCAGAGGGAACGGATAACGGGCGACAACCGACACGTAACCACGGTTATGATGTTATTGTTGGTGGTGAACTGTTTACTGATTACTCCGATCATCCTCGCAAACTTGTCACGCTAAACCTGAAACTTAAATCAACAGCTGCCGGACGTTATCAGCTTCTTTCCCGTTGGTGGGATGCTTACCGTAAACAGCTTGGTTTGAAAGACTTCTCCCCCAAAAGCCAGGACGCTGTGGCATTGCAGCAGATTAAAGAGCGTGGCGCTTTACCGATGATTGATCGCGGTGATATTCGTCAGGCAATTGACCGTTGCAGCAATATCTGGGCTTCACTGCCGGGTGCTGGTTATGGTCAGTTCGAGCATAAGGCTGACAGCCTGATTGCAAAATTCAAAGAAGCAGGCGGAACGGTCAGAGAGATTGAGGTATGAGCAGAGTAACCGCGATTATCTCCGCTCTGGTTATCTGCATCATCGTCTGCCTGTCATGGGCTGTTAATCATTACCGTGATAACGCCATTACCTACAAAGCCCAGCGCGACAAAAATGCCAGAGAACTGAAGCTGGCGAACGCGGCAATTACTGACATGCAGATGCGTCAGCGTGATGTTGCTGCGCTCGATGCAAAATACACGAAGGAGTTAGCTGATGCGAAAGCTGAAAATGATGCTCTGCGTGATGATGTTGCCGCTGGTCGTCGTCGGTTGCACATCAAAGCAGTCTGTCAGTCAGTGCGTGAAGCCACCACCGCCTCCGGCGTGGATAATGCAGCCTCCCCCCGACTGGCAGACACCGCTGAACGGGATTATTTCACCCTC